AGACGCGGATCTCCTCAGCGGACAGCACCCCGATCTCCACCATCGTCTTGTAGGCCAGCGCGCGCTTGTCCAGCGGCAGGCGGGTGTAGTCGTCGCTGTTCACTTCGAGGTCCTGGCCGCGTGGCAGCGACCATGCGCCGAGCGCCTCCATCACCATGCGCGCCGAGGGGCGCAGGCCGGAGCGGTCATGGAAGTCGAACAGGTCGGAGATGTTGCTGTAGGTCAGGGAGCCGGTCGCACCGGCCAGGCCGACAAGAAACGGCGGAACACCGAGCAGCACGGCGATGCGACTCTCGCTGAATTGCGAAATCTCAAGCAGCGCCATGTCTTTGGCGTTCATCGACTTCGCCTGGTTCAGCGTGGCACCCGATCCGACGATCGCCGGATGCCCGGCGTATTTGGTGCGACTCTCGATCCAGGATTCGAGAAGGTCTTTGCCCTCCCCTGGTGACATGCGCCGGTCGACCCCGAGCCAGTACAGCGGCGTGCCGCCGGTCTCGGCGAGGTTGGTGGCATAGCGCTGCAGAATCCCGATCTGCGTCATGCGCGCGCCGGCGGCCTCCAGGGGGCCGTGGCCGCGGGCGTCGTCGGTGGTCGATTTGTAGCGGATGTGCAGGATCTCGTCGGTGACGTTGATGTTGCCGAGTTTGTATTCACGCGCGCCGCCGCGCATCTCGACGTTGACCAGCCAGGGCGGGACCACCCGGAAACGCAGCGGGTATCCCTCGGCGGTGTGGACCATCGGCAGCACGAACGCCTCGCCGATGGCCTGGTAGTCCCAGAACAGCTGCTTGGCGAACTCCTGCCACGAGCTGTAGATCGTGGGGTCGGGGTTCTGCATCCACGTGAGCGGTTCGATGACGACCCCGTTGCGCATCCGGTAGACGGGCATGGTCGCCAGCACTCTGGTGTTGAGGTCCAGGCACGCCCACGCCAGGTCGATGAGCTTGTTCAGCCCGGTCTGCGCGTTGTAGTTCGGGGTGTTCCATTCCGCGGGCCAGCCCGACCACGGCGAGGGCTGGATCCACGGCAGCGCACGGGGCTCGGGCAGATTGTCGAAGTCGCTGATATCGACCTGGTTCGGGTCGCCGAACACGATGTCGGACGGCCCACCGTCATTGGGGGTCACACCCGAGGTCCCGAATACGCGCGACCAGAACGACATAGCAGGATTCTAGGTCACATCAGCACCGGCAACGGCGCTTGTTGCAATCCCCAGCGGTAGAGCGCCCCGGCGATCGCGACGGCAGGCGACACATCAACGGAGTAACCGCGGCGGTCGAACACCTCGGCCTCCCCGGTCAGCCAGTACCGCGTCTTGGCCATCGACATCGCGGTGTCCAGCTCGAGCTGCCCGACGTGGCACACGGTGGAACCCTTGATCGCCTCCTGCAGCGCGGCGTAGGCGGCGGCCATGTCGGCGGTCGACATCTTCACGTAGTCGATCCCGGCCTTGACGAGGTCGGGCTCCAGGGCGCGGGCGGCACCCGACGTGATCGCCACGTCGACGATGTCGTGCTCGTCCAGCATCTTCTGCAGCTTCGGCAGCACGGCGTGGGTGCCTTTCATCGGGTGCACCATCACCAGGGTGCGCTCGCCGTCCACTTCGCCGGCCATCCCGATGGTCGTGTAGCGGCGGTCGGGTGCCACGTCGATGACCAGGGCGGCGGCGGCCGGTGTTGTGACGCCGGTGTCGACCAGCGAGGCCCACTGCGCCACGTCGAACACGCTCACGTCGTCGTTGTCCCACAACCCGAGGGCTTCGCGACGGAACCCGCCGTCGTCCAGGCGGCGGCGCAGTCGCTGAACCGACACGACCGGCGTGCGGTGCGGCACCGACGGGTTGGCCTTCTTCCACTGCTCGACGTCGTCGATGTCGGCGTCGTCGTCGGCGCCGAACTCGATCCACACCATGTCGGTGGAGTCGCCCGACGCCGCCTCCTGGCGCATCCGGGTGAAGTTCTCACTGTTGTCGCCGGGCTTGGGCGGGGTCCCTGCATAGATATGCAGGCCCAGGCGGCTGGTGTTCATGGTGGCGAGCATGTCCTGCATGGCGCGCTGACTCAGAATCTGAGCCTCGTCGCTCATCAGCACGTCAACGCCGGGAATACCGCGACCGAACCCGCGCTCGCGGGCACCGAACAGGATGCGCGACCCGTTGGAGAAACGCACTTCCTCATCGCCGGAGCCGGTGTAGATCCGCTTGATGAACGGGGCGATCCGCGACCGCCGGGCATAGCCCTGCACGGTCATGAACGTCTCGGTGTTGGTCTTGACGTGATGGCTGGTCCAGATGGCCAGCAGGCCGGGGTAGCGCACACACAGCCCGAACATCAGGCAGGTCAGGGTGTGGGTCTTGCCGGTCTGACGGCAGATGCACAGCCCCATCCCGCCGATCGTGTGGGCCAGGGTGCCGTTCTCGCCGTGTGAGAGGGCCAGCCCGGCGACCCCCTCCTGCCAGCGGTCCAGGGTGATGCCCAGCTGATCAACGCAGACCGGGCGCACCTCGCTCCAGTAGGAGTCGACGATGTCTTTTGGGTAGACCAGGCGTTTGGCGACCTCGGAGAGCTTGCGGTCAGACGTCTTCGTCGGGGGTCCAGCCGGGGGCGTCGGAGTCTCGCTTGCCGCTGCTGCCACCAGGCTTCTCCTGCCTCTGCTGCTCCTCGAGCTCGCCGATGTCGTTCACGATATCCTGCAGGCGTCGCGTCAGCGGCGACAAGTCCCTGGTGGGGCAGTCCTCGATCTCCAGCGCGATGCGGTCGCGCAGCGCCTTGAGCAGCTTGAGCCGGTCACCGGAAGCGGCCGCGGCACCGACGTTGCTCATGTTTTCCTGCCGTCCATCGTGACGTTATTGACCAGGAGAGTAAGGGTCAGGAAGTTTGACCCGCCGTGGCGTTTCACAGTGACTCCGTCGTCGAGGATCGGATACAGAACCTCATCCCCGTTGAGGAACACCCGAAAGCCGCCCTTGGTACGAATGATCTTCACGTCCGGGCAAACGAGTCGCGGCGCTTCCTCGGGCGCGCTCACGAGAAGAAATCCAGTGCCTTGGCGCGGGGACGGTGGCGGCGCATCTCGGCGACCTGCGCAGGCGTCTTGGCGCCTTTCTTGTGATTACACGCACGGCAGCTGCCCTGGACGTTGCGGCGCTCGAACTTGAGGTCGGGCCGGTAGCGCACCGGCAAGATGTGGTCGCCGGTGGTGGACACCAGGGTGCAGACGCCGGGTATCCGCAACCGGCAGATGGGCTCCTCGCGCACGACCTGGTCACGCAACCGCCGCCAGCGACGATGGTTGAGCTGCCCGGTGGACCGACGACGTGGTGGTTTCATATTGATCCCATTACGAATCGAAATTAACCCTGTGTCGTAACGATTGTCAACAATCGTCCGTACCTACAATCCCCAGTGTGGTGAACCTGCGGACATGGTTGCAACAAGAGTCGCCGTCGAAGTGGATGGAGGGCGCGTCCTGCGTGTCACACCAGCATCTGCCCTGGACCGGCGAACTGACACCACCCCCCGCCGTCCAGGCGGAGATGACGGAGATCTGCGCCGAGTGCCCGGTGGTGACCAGCTGCGCCGCCCATGCCATCACCACCCGAAACGTCGGCGGCTTCTATGCCGGCGTGTGGCTGCCGTGGCCGCACCAGGGTGGGGGCTGCGTCACCCGCGCCCACGGCCGCGCCCGGCGCACCCTGCAGAAACTATTCCCGGTAGACCCGTGAAGATCGTCACCCACGACGGCCCCTATGACGGTCGGACGTGGGATTACAAAGAGCCGCTACCCGATGCGCTGATGTGCTACGACCCCGCCACCGGCTACCACGAGTACCACCGCGTCGAGCAACGCAACTACGAGTGGGTCGGATTCACCGGCACCCTGCCGCTGTGACTCCCGGGCCACGTCCCGGCAACCGCACGGCCTGGGGTGGGCGGCTGCTCAAGATCGACTACGCGGTGCTGGCCTGGGTGTTCGGCTTCGAGGACTGGCGTGACTTCAAGCAGTTCGCCGACGTCCAGCAGGGCAAGGCGAATCAACGGGCGACTCGCCGCGCCTGACATTGACAGGCCCAATCTGTCGGAGTAGTGCTGTGTGATAACCCCACGAAGAAGGTAGGAGAAATGCGCTCATGATCAACCTCGACGAACTGCGCGCCCAGGTCGAGCTGCTGCGCTGGGCCAAGGAACGCAAGGCCGAACTCAAGGTCATCGAGGACAACGCCCGCGACGCCGTCGAGGCCGCGCTGGGTGACCACGACGTGGGCTCCCTGGACGGCGAGCCGGTGGTCATGTGGCGTTTCACCAAGCGCACCGCGCTGGACCAGAAGTTGCTCAAGGAGCTGTTCCCCGACGTGTTCGAGGAGTGCAAGCGCACCACCGAGGTCCGCCGATTCGAGGTGCTGGAACCCGATGCCTGAGCGCATCCCCGCCGACGGTGCACCGCCCCGCGACCAGCTATGGATCGACCTGGTCGACATGATCGCGCAGAAGGGGGCGGCCAACCCCCGCAACCTGCAGGTCGAGCTGGGCCCCTCGGAGGTCGGGCATCCCTGCGTGCGCAAACTGGCCTACGGACTGATGGCAACCCCGGCCTGCAACCCCGGCCTGGACCCGTTGCCCTCGATCATCGGCGTGGCGATGCACACCTGGCTGGAAGGAGCTGCCCAGTACGCCAACGAGGTTCTCGGCTACCAGCGCTGGATCACCGAGCGCCGCGTCCAGGTCACCGAGGACCTGTTCGGCACCGCGGACCTCTATGACACCGAGACTCACACCGTCATCGACTGGAAGAACCTGGGCTACACCAGCTACTCCAAGTACACCAAGCACATCGGGCCGACCTACCTGCACCAGGTGATGCTGTACGGGAAGGGCTACGCCCGGCTGGGCTACCCGGTCAAGCAGGTGGCCATCGCGATCATCCCGCGCACCGGGTCGCTGCGGAAGCTGCACCTGGAACGCATCGACTTCGACGAGGCGCTCGCCGACGCCGTGATCGAGCGCCGCAACGGCGTGATCGCGCTGCTCGACCAGCTCGACGTCGAGCACCATCCCGAACGCTTCGAGTGGATCGAGAAGTCACCGGACGCCTGTGTGTTCTGCGACTGGTGGCGTCCCTTCCCCGAAGGCCCACTGCAATGCAACGGAGAAGCATGATGCCCCCTGGCAAGCCCATCAACCACTGCGCAGGCTCACAGTCCTTCCCTGATAACTACGACGGCGAATTCACCCGATGCTCCGAGTGCGGTCGCAAAATGAAGCTGCACGTCAATGGCAAGCTGCCTCACCACAACCGGAGGCTCTGATGGACCAAGGACATCGTTCTGTGCGGCATGTTCCAACGTCACGACCGGGATGCCTGGCCCGCTTGTCGTCGCTGTGGCATTTCGGGTAGGCGGTCATGAAGTGGTGGCACCGGATTCGCGGACATCGAATTGTCTCGTCTACCCCGCACGTCCGGACGTGGGACACGGACTGGAACATGCTCGACATCGTGCAGCAGGGCACGCAGACATGCTCGTGCTCGAAGGTGTGGCAAGTCCCCCGGCCTGGCGGTTAAACCAGGCACCGCGTCGTGACGGTTCTCGCGACACATCACAAAGGAAATCACCATGAGTGAACGCATCACCCTCGAAGAAGCCCGCGCACCCGGCTACCCGGTCGTCAAGCGCACCGCCCTCGGGCAGACCTTCCGCGGGGCCATCATCAAGTCCGAGTCCCGGGATCGGCTCAAGCGCGGCGACGACGGCACGATGAAGCCCATCGTGAAGGACAACGGCAAGCACGCGCAGGAGATGGTGGTCACCTGCCTGACACTGCCCGGCACCAACTCCCCCGCCGGTCTCGGCGAGGACGAGTCGGTGCCCGAGCCCGGCGACGTCGTGCGCCTGATCCTGAAGGGCAAGGCTTTCGGTGACTGGATCGAGTCCAAGCGCAACCTGCCCGGCGGCACCGTGGCGGTCGGCGATGTGGTCTCCCAGACCACCACGATGGCTCAGGTCTATGACGCCAACGGCAACGCCACCGGCGCGGAGATCCGCGACCAGGGCGCCGTCGACGCCGCGCGGGTGAAAGGCCGCTCGGTCGGCATCTACGGGCC